AAACTAACATGTCAGTCGCGACACTAACATGTCAGTCAGATGAAAACTAACATGTCAGTAGCACAAAACTAACATGTCAGTCGCGACACTAACATGTCAGTCAGATGAAAACTAACATGTTAGTTGTACATCATGTCCGATTTATTCAAAAATTAAATCACTTTAACATACTAAAGCATTAAAGCGTTAAAGCATTAAATCTAAAATCACAATGTCCGATTTATTCAAAATTGCATTACTTCTATAATATGCAACACGTTAATATTTGTTAACAATCGTGTTCATAATTTGTTCATAAATTGTTTACAGTTTGTACACCACTTACATATACACTTGTGTTAATATAATGGTGTCGAAAGACAATGGCAATGAATTTTTAGATAAGATGAAAGGGAAAAGGTGAATGAGATGAAAGTGAAAGATTTATTAATTAAATGTAGTAATGTAGGATTAAATGATAATGTTAATCTTTATACAATAATCATAGATAGTGCAACTAACGAAATAGAGAAAATAGAAGATAGTGTATATACAGTACTTGATATATTGAATGATGACGGATTAAGCAATTTAGAAGTGAGAAATTTTGAATTAACAAATAATTCTTTAATAATAACAATTACTTTATATCAGTCATTTAATAAATAACTAGAAAAAAGGAAATGTGGATAAGATGTATGTATTTATAGCAAGGTATGAGAATATTGATATAGGAGCAGAAGAAAATATTATCATAAAGGTTGATAGCCAGATGTTTAAATCTGAAAAGGAAGTTTACTTAGAAGCAATGGCAATCGCATATGACATACAGAATGAAAAGTGTTCTTTCATTGGAATTGTATTTGATTATATCGAAAGGTAAAAGGTGACATTATGAGATTTATTGATTTATATGAGGAATACGACAACAAATTAATACCACTTGAAGATATTGAAGATATAGAAGAATGTGAGGAAGTGGTTAGAATTGAAAATAATGGTGTAAGTTCTGAATACTATCCAGCACATTGGTATACTGCTTATAATATATTTGATGATGAGATTAACTTTTATTCATAGATTATAATTAGTTATTATCATCTGCCGGCAGGCTTTATATAAATTACCGACAAACCTACAACAGAAAGCGACATGCTGATAGATGTTAATATATAAAGAAGCAACAAAAACAAAGACAAAGAATTTAAAGGAGAAAAAAGAAATGGCTAAAAACAGCACAGACAGAGAGAAGTATGAAGTAACAATTTTAGAAGAACCAACAGGCGCACTTGACAATGACCTTTTCAGAATAATGGTATCAAAAGGTGATATTACAAGCACACCTATTACAGAACTTGTAAATGAAAGATTAACAATTAACGGCACTTGCTCGGTACATGTTGTAACCGATGAAAAAGAGTTTAATCTCGAATATTACAACACAATCGAAAAAGGCATTGCACATTGTGGCGGTAATACTTTATTTACAGAAAGCTATAGTGATTATAGTGAGTATACAGATACTTTCATTGTAAAGAAAGTAAAATGTAAGAAGGGAATCGCATACAAGGCAGTTCCAGTTATGGAAAACATTCACACAGCCGACACCGAACCAGTACCTTTTAACTAACATCAAGCCGCCGCACATGTGCGGCGGTATTTTTTAAAGGAGTTAATATCATGGAAAAAATAATATTAAAATTTATTAAGGAATTTTCAAAGAGGAATAAAAGAGTTGACTATATTTTAGATTTTAAAAACAACTTTATCTGCTATAAAAATTGTGCATTATACAAAGCAGATTTAAGAATGTTTAACTATGATTATATGTCCGAAAATGGAGTTAGATTAAATGATTTTACTCAAATTCTAAACAGTGAAAAATATGAATACAATGTTAAATTCGATTGTATAAGAAAAATTAATAAAATCTCTGTTTATTCATTCAATCTTGATAATATGTTCATCTCTGTTGATAAAAAATTAGTTAAGCTTGTTGATAATGCTATACAGATAAAAGGAATAAGTCCTTATAGTCCTGTTAAATTCTATGATGAAAATGAGAACTTATCTGCCTTAATTTTTCCTGTAAAGTACAAGAGGTGAGAACATGACCGACAAAGAAAAGCTACATAAACAAGTTATCAAAAATGTAAAAAAAGTTAATGCTATGTTACAAATGTTAAGAGGTCAAATAGACAAAAAACACCCAGGCTGGGCGGCTACACGTATGTTAAATTATTTAAGCGCAGATATAATCAATGCAGTAACTGATAAAGGCTACATTAAATTTAATAAAAATTTATCCGTCGGACAGATGAACGCTATTTTAAAAGCAACAAATAATTTTTTAAAATCAAAAACATCAACTGTGCAGGGAGTTATAGAGACAAAAAATAAAATAATAGCTGAATATCAAATTACACAAGATATCACTTATGCACAAGCTGAAAGCTTATATGCTTTCTTTGAAAGCGAAGATTACAAAATAACTGATGAAGTTAAATATGAAGTACAAAAAATAGCTATTGAAATGGATAAAAAGAACACTGATGATATGTTTTATCTTGAACGTGTGAAGCAATATATAGATTATGGAAACGACGAAAATATGAAAAAACAGTTAATAGATATATTTCATATATTTAATAAGAAGTAGAGGTATTGTATATGCAGTATTGGAAAGAATACAAAGGACATACATGTGAAGTCCTTGGAAAAACAAATAAAATAGATAATACTGTATATACATTTGATATTGAAACTACGTCATATTTAATTTTAAATAATAGAGTTTATCAATCATTGGAATATCTTAATTTTTCCGAATCTGATAGAAAAAATTCTATAAAACAAAGCTGCATGTATATATGGATGTTTGGTATTAACGATAAAGTATATTTCGGCAGAACATGGCAGGAGTTTAAAGAGTTTATTGAACTATTAGAAGAAAATTGCGAAGAACGAAAAATTATTTTTGTGCATAATCTTTCGTTTGAGTTTCAATATCTTAAGAGTATATTCGATTTTGAGGAAGTCATGGCTCGTAAAGCACATAAAGTAATGAAAGCAAGTCTACTTGATTATAACATAGAGTTTAGGTGTACATATTTTATGAGTAATGCCGCACTTTCACAACTTCCAAAACTTTTTAACTTGCCAGTACAAAAAAAGGTAGGTGACTTAGATTATTCAAAATTACGTAACAATTTGACAAGAGTTAGCAACAAAGAATTAGGCTATTGTGAGTATGATTGCTTAGTTGTATATTACTATATATTAAATGAACTTGAAGAGTTTAACAGGGTAGATAAGATACCACTAACGTCTACCGGACACGTAAGAAGAGAACTAAAAACTTTAACTTATAAAGACTATTCATACAGACGAAAAGTCAAAAAAGCTATAAACACTGATCCTCATGTATATAATTTATTAGTTGAAGCTTTTGCAGGTGGATATACACATGCAAACTGGATATATACAGATGAAGTTTTGTACAATATTGATTCTTGGGATTTTACAAGCTCATATCCTTATGTACTTGTTACAGAAAAATATCCATCGACAGAATTTAAACCTTGCAAGATAAAACGTGTAGAGGACATGTTAGATTGCTTTGCTTATCTTGTGAAAGTCAAATTCTGTGGTATATCATCAAAGTATTATAACAATTTTATTAGTAAATCTAAGTGCAGTTATATCAAAGGTGGCAAATATGACAATGGTAGAATTATGAAAGCTGATGAAATAGAAATAGTATTAACTGACTTAGATTTTAAATTCATCTGTGATACACATAACATAGAAAGCTATGAAATAGAAGAAGCTTACTACTCTGTGTATTCATACTTGCCAAAATTATTTATTAATTTTGTACTTGATAAATATGTTAAAAAAACTGCATACAAAAATGTTAAAGGAATGGAGCTTGAATATAATAAAGAGAAAAGTAAATTTAATTCACTGTATGGAATGAGTGTGACTAACTTGATTAGGGCAAAAGTTGAATATGATAATACATATGATTGGTTAGAAGAACAAGATTTATGCAATGATGAAATATTAGAATTATTAAATGATGAAAAAAAGAAAAGCTTTTTATCGTTTGCGTATGGTGTATGGGTTACTGCATACGCAAGAAATAATCTACTTAGAAATGTTGTAAAACTTGATGTATATGTCGTGTATTGCGATACTGACAGTATTAAATTATTACAGGGATATGACAAGTCAGTGATTGAAAAATACAACGATTCTGTATTAGAAAAGCTTAAGAAAGTATCTTATATACTTTCAATAGACTTAAAAAAATATATGCCAGCTGACCAAAAAGGGATTGAACACCCTCTTGGTGTATTCGATAGTGACGGACATTATCAAGAGTTTATTACACAAGGGGCGAAAAAATACGCTTATAGACAGTATGAAAATATATACGGATTTAAGAAAAATTATCAGTTTAAAAAAGAAAATGAACTGCATATTACAGTATCGGGAGTGCCCAAAAATGGTGTTAAAGCTTTAAAAAATGATATTAGTAATTTTAAAGATGATTTACTATTTGAATACAAAGACACTGGAAAGAATTTGCTATATTATTGTGAAAAGCAACAGGAAATTGACTTAACAGATTACCAAGGAAATACTATACATGTACAAGACTTAAGCGGTTGTTGTATTCTTCCAACGTCTTATAAACTTTCTAAAGCTTTAGAATATGCAGAACTTGTTAACGATAGCAGTAAACGTGCAAAATATAAGGAATGAGGTGATTAACATTAAACAGGATAATATACATTATAATATAGATACACTAGCTTCAAAAAACGCTTTGTTTAATCTTCTGCTTGGTGAAAAGAGTGGTGGGAAGTCATATCAGGTTAAACATAAAATGGCTGTTGAACACTTTTTACAAACAGGGCAAAGATTTATCCTTTTACGAAGATGGAAAGATGAAGTTAAAAGCGACAAGATAGAGCAATACTTTTCTGACGTCGATATAGAAAAGTTAACAGATGGAAAATTTAATTGTACAACTTTTTGGAGAGGTGGCATATATCTATCTCACTTCGACAGCGAAACTTTCACAACGACAAAAGGTGTTAAGATGGGATACGCTATCGCACTATCGCAAGAGCAGAATTACAGTTCGGTGTCTTTTCTTGACGTAGATAACATCATATTTGAAGAGTTTATGTCACGTACTGCATATATAGCCAATGAAGCTAATAAACTAATGATATTCTATGATACAGTTGATAGAAAAAGAGGAAAAGTACGGCTGTGGCTAGTTGGAAATACAATAAGTCGTGTATGTCCGTATCTACATGATTGGAAATTAAGCAGCATTATTAGAGATATGAAGCAGGGTGATATTAGAACTATTGACATTAAAACAGAAAATAATTCTATTAAGCTTGCTATAGAATACTGTAGAGAATCAAAGCAGAAAAGTTATGCAATAGGTTCTGCTGCAACTATGATAAGTGGCGGCAACTGGATGTCAGAACCGCAACCGCACTTGCAAGACAGTATTAAAAAATACAAAGCCGTTTTGCGAATAGTATTCTGTTATGCTGATTTTAAATTCTTAGCAACTCTTTACACTAATTCAAAAGGTGTACTTGTATGGTTTATATGCCCGAAATATACAGAGATTAAAAAAAATACTATAATTATAGGTTTAGTAGGAGAAAGTGTATATTATAATAAAAACATATATAATCTTGATTATAGAATTAAAAATAATATAAGGGAATTAATATATAAGACTTTTGTTGAAAGTAACATTTTTTATTCTAATGACTTATGCGGCACTGACTTTAAACAGTGTATAGACTTTGCAATTAAAAAGTGAACCGATTTCAAAAAGTGAGGTGATTATTATTTATAAATTTAAGAAAAAAGAAATTGAATACAGATATTTAATAACGCTAGCTAAAGACTTATGCGTGTATGAGTATGTAAAAGAGAAAATAAGCATAGAACAGACATATGATGAAAATCAAAAAATAATAATTGAAGAATATAAAAGGAGATATAATTGATATGAGAAATAGTATTATTATATTAGCTAAAGGCATAAAAATAGATAAGGGATATAAGAACGTATTAAGGTATTCAGCTAATGACATGTTAGAATTACTTAGAGGCGAATCACACCTTGTAAGTAGTTCTAACAACTATAGTTTTATTAGAAAAAGCGGCACTATTAATACAGACTTTACATATCAGCAGTGCTTACAGGCGAATTACATAGCTTTTCAGAATCCCGATTATAGTGATATGTGGTTTTTCGCGTGGATAGATGATGTGATATATCGTTCTGACAGATGTACGGAATTAAAATATACAGTAGATGTTTTTTCAACTTGGTGGGATTACTGGACTAGGGCTACATGCTTTGTGGAACGTGAACACCCAGTTAATGACAGCTTCGGTGCTAATAATTTGCCCGAACCTATCTCCGTTGATGATTACATCGTACGGGATTCTAACACTTTAAGTGTCACACCAAACAAAATTGCATTTCTTTTTAGTGAAGCAAGAAAGAGTGATAGTACTGTTGAGAATCCTCATTATGAATCGCCTTATGAAGCTTACACTGGCGGTACACCATTTATTGGCAATTTGCCAATGACACTATGGCGTGTACGTGCTGATTTATCAGAAACCGGCATTAATGAATTAATGAGCTATTTTTCTAATTATGTCAATGAGGGAAAAGCTGGCGACCTTGTAGGAATCTTTACATATAACGACAACACTGGAATATCAGATGGAATCAATAAGGCACACCTAACCGATATAGGCGGCTATATTCCAAAATATTCTAAAACTTTACAATATCCATTTACGAAAATAACACTATCTAATCAGCAGGGAAGTAGTGTGGAATTAAGGGCAGAAGATTTTGATGGAAATGTGCAGTTTAAAATTGCTAGCACTAATAATTATAAAGGGCAATCAATCTGCTATCCTATACAGTACAAGGGAATAGAACGTAATACCGACTTCGGATTATTGATAGACAACTACCCAACAATCCCAATGACTGTTGACAGCTTTGCAACGTATCTTGCTCAAAATAGCACTAATATAGCGTTATCTGCTGTCAGCGGTGCTGTCGGTACTGTTACTTCTGTTGCGACAGGAAATCCTCTTGCGGCACTGGCTGGTGTGGGTTCTATGATAAACACGTTTGGCAATATAGCTACGGCACGAACTAAACCCGATAGTATGAGTGGAATGGCTAGCGGCAACTTAATCAATATGCTGTTAGAAAACTTCTATTTCCTTATCGAATTTAACACATGTAAAAGAGATATAGCAGAAATGGCAGACAGCTTCTTTGATATGTACGGATATACGACTAATAGAGTTAAAACACCGAACTTAGACAGTGCTAGTCATAATTATGTTAAAATATCGTCAGATTCTAACATTGGTTATGGTTCTGTACCTAGCGAGTATATGGATATTATCAATAACGCTTTCAGAAATGGTGTAACATTATGGAGTTCGCATGATGGACTAGGAAATTATTAATTAAAAAATTGAACTGAGTTCAACTAAATTGAACTCAGTTCACTTTTTTTAAAGTTCTACCCATGCACCATTTTTATATATTTGTATGCTGTCGAATCCTGTACTTGCATATCGCTTAATAATAGTACCCTCATTTTGAGGTGCTGTTGATAGCTGAAAACAACCCTCTAAGTTTATTATTTTATTTGCTGACGTTCCATTCTTGAAATTAACAAAAGTACCCTTAATATTATTATCAAGATATATATTTTTTACAAATACAACTGTTGATTCATCACCATTTAAAGAGCTTAAAAGTAAAGTTGTTTTTAAGATACAATTCCTTATTTCATAATATCCACTAGCAGAGCCGTCATAAGGGGTGCTGTTAATAGTACTATCCAATATAATTAATTTAACACTTTCCTGTTCTGTAATTCCTATTAGATACTTGTTAATAACACTTTTATTAATTTCTATTTCCTTATAGAATTTTCCAAATGCAATAATTAACTGCTTATCTAATGTCATATCATTCAATTTAAGTATCACATTGGTATTGCAATTATCTGGAACTGGATTCAATACGCAATCCTGTATATAGGAATTGCTGTTAGTTTTCATATTACATTTATAAAATTCAAGCTTACAATCAAGAGAACCATTAAAAAATCCTATACACGGATTGGTCGAAGCTGTTACTAAATCACAATTATAAAACTTGATATCTGCTTTTATATAGCTAACAAAAAGAGGTCTTACCGCACTGTTTATCTGGCAGTTCTTAAAAGAAATGTTAGAAAAAGTTGGTTCTTCGTATGATATTTCTGTAAAAGCTACAATGTTTGTTAATCTAACACCATTGTCGGAATTAATTTTACAATTACTTATACTAACGTTTTCTATAATATTATTTGCTTTGCCGTATATTCTAATACCAGCGTAACCGCTGCAAATAATATTGTCGATTTTAAGATTAGATATAATATGTCTATTACCCTCAATAGCATTAAGTGCTATAAAATCATCGCCTGTCGTTCCATTAACATTAGAAATGTTAATATTTTTAACACCTCCATTTATGTGTACACCATCTGACGAACCTATACTTACATCATTATTGATTAAAATATTCCTTATATCAATATTATTAGATTCATTGTTGATAGAATCGCCAATCAATATAGCATATTTATCTGTTTTGAGTTTAACATTGCTAATACTAACATCATTAACACCGTGAAAAGATATACCTAATGAATTAGAATTTATTTCAATATCGTTAATTTCCACATTGTTTGTATCTGTTGTATATAAAACATAATGATTCAAGTAACTGTCACTAAAATCTACATTTAATAGAATAGTGCCGCCACCGAAAATATGAGTATTACTTTGTAAAATCAAAGGTTCTGATATCAAATATTTTTTTGATAAATTAACATTTTTAAATGCTAAAGCTTTTTTAATAGCAATTGTATCATCTGTCAGTCCATCGCCTTTAGCACCAAACATTTCGGGAGTATATATACCACTTAAGTATATATTAAAAAGTCCGCTTGTTATTAATTCATCAATTTTATTGTTTATTTCTTCCTGTACATCAAGATTATCAAAATAATCTTTTACATAGTTGTACAACGTGATAAAATTCTGTTCAAGCTGTGTTATATTTCTATTCTGCTTATTGTTATTATCAATAACATAATTCAAGTATTCAACTACTTTGCATAACAGCTGATAGTTAGTAACTGCGTCAAAATCAACTTCGATGAATGGGAAGTTCTGTATCACACATAATTTAAAGGGTGTTAAATTATTCATTTTAGTATAGTCATTATTCACGTTTATATCGCTCATTTATACCTCACTTTCTTTTATACAAGACCATAAAATAGAGAATCTAAGTCTTTATATATCATGTTCCATATATTGATATACTCACTTTGATATTTTAATAGTATATCAAGTTCATTGTCTGCTGTTCGTGTGACAGTTTCTTTAATCGTTTTATTGTCGGTTGAATTGCTAATGTTTTCTGCTGTGTTAGTCGTATTAGTTAAGCTTTTTGAACTTCCATTAGTATTAGATGTGCTGTCATTGACAGAATAATCATACTCTGATATATACTCACTGTTTTTCACATCATCTATCTGCCCTTGCGGCACATCCGACTTACTGTCACTGTTAGTCATATTGACTATGCTGTTAGAATCAGTGCTTGATGTATTATCATTCTTTCCTGTAGCTGTAGTATTTGTAGTATTAGCAGAAGTTGTCGTATCTTTATATTCACGTGTAGTAGTGCCGCTTTTGAAAATATCCCAGTCAATCTGACTATCCCATAACATGTTGTACTTCGGCATTATCTCATTTAACTTGTTTTCTAACATGATTTTAAATAAACTAACTGTATCATAGTTAATTCGCCGCATAAGATAATGATTTAATATGTTATGTTCAAAAGTTTCACGTGAAACATTCTGTGTAAGTGGGTAGTTGAAATCAAAAATCTTAACTCTTGCATTCTGCCACATGTCAGATATTTTAACAGTATCTGCATTATTAAAATTAACGATACTTTGCATGATACTATATATTGTTGGGGGTAGGTCATTCCCCTGTTGGCATATCGGATATATCAAAGTAATCACCTCTTTCAGTGTTTAGATTAACTGGCATGTCGTCATAGAACGCCCAGTCCACGTCTATATTAAATTTTTCTTTAAGTTCTTGCTTCCACTTGTCACGTGGATATGCAGTTGCGTATCTTCCTATTATCGTACCACCTTGACTTGCCTGTATTTCATCTGTTATTAATCTTTCTTTTTTCTGCACTGTTAATGATGTTACACCTATCAGTCTTAAAAACTCACTCCATATTTCCTTTTTATGCTCATTCACTTTGTCTGAAATGTAAGGAGCTGGTGCAAGAATTGTATTCATATTTTCGATAACATTATTTTCAAATGCAAGTACTTCATTTTCGCAACTATCAATATTATTAATAATATTCTGTACTGTCATTTTATTGTCGTTTGAAGTAGTAAAAAATCTTGGTGTTTTTTGCTGTGATATGTTAATATCCATTGTACGAACGTCAAGCGCCATTCTTTCAGCGTATTGTTCTACGTCATAAATTAGTGGGTACATACCAGTTGTATCATATAATAGAACAAACTCATCGGTATTTAAGACTTTTGACCTATAGCCATTCATACCATAGCATTGAATTTTTGTCGGTCTGCCGTAGCAATCAAATACTCCGACATTAAAAAAAGGCAATATTAAATGTCCCAGTATTTCATCAATGAAGCTTGCTACAACACCACGATTAAATAGAACCTTATTCACATACGACATGTCTATATATGTGCTTATGCCTGTATATTTAACTCGGTTTTGAGTGATATTAAACATCTGTCTACGGTACATATCTAAGGTTTTAAGATTATTAAGTTGTGTATTTATCCGCTTACGTGCCAATTATTATTCACCTCATTTCTAAAAAAAATGTTTCACGTGAAACTCTTAAAAAATGTTTCACATGAAACATGCATAATTAAAGTACTGTAATACTAGCTTTTCCTGTTACTGTATTGTTGTAAATAGAAGTAGCTGTAACTTCTATCTGCGGTGTACTTGAATCTTCATTCACTGGATAATCTTTTGATATAGTTAAAAGTCCACTTTCATTAATCTTTGCTTTTCCATCTTCTTCTCCCTTAGTTATAGACCATGTTACTGCTTTGTTTGCGAATCCTGTTGTTGTGACAGTAGCTGTTAACTGTAAGCTTAAGCCAGCTGACAAACTTGATTCGCTTGGAGATACAGTAACAGCTGTTACATTTGGTGAGACACCAGCTGTGAAAACAACTCCGTTCTCAAAAGGACTTGTTGACTTAACACCCCATATGTGAAGATAGTGATTGTTCTTTAGAGTTGTAGGATTATAAAACTCGGTCTGCTTGCCTACAGATGAATTATCCATGCCATAGTAATAGTCCATGAACCACTCACGAGATATGATAACAGCTGGTACATTTGACAATGCCTGTATTTCTTCACTTGTAAATGGCACGTACTGTTCTTTCAGAACTTCTAAAAGTCTGTCTGTATCGTGGTTTCCGAATCCGTCACAAAGTACTGCACGTGCTTTAAAGTCCGCTTCGTCTCTAAAGAAAGAAGTTGCTAAAACTTCCGTAGACATAGCGGCTTCAAAATCAGTATTAAGAATAAACATCTGATTATCAAAAGAAGTTGCACGTCTTATGCCAGCTGGATTATAATTAGGACTTCTGAACGTCATTTTATTAGATATTGACTTCATATCACTAACACGTTCTCTTGCTGTCTTAGTGTCGAAGTCCTCTATCTCAACACTTGTCATTGTTCCGTCAAGAATACGTCTGCATAACTGGTACTTGTCTATAATATATTCATCATATATTTTAGACTCCCATAACATACTAACAGCTTCTTCGATGAATGTTAAAAGACCGCCCTCGGTTTCAAAAGCCATAGCAAGCTGTTCATCGGAAGTAGTTGTCTGATAATACACCTGAAAATTTATATTATGCAAATAGTTAAGTACGTTAGGCACTTCTGTTTCTAAGAACTTAGTGACATTATTAACATTTTCATTGTATGAGTGTACATTGCATAAATCTAAGATAATTTCTCTAATTGTCTGCCCTCTTGTAAGAGTGCCTCGAACCGTAAAATCCCATGGATTCTCCCACCTATTACGCTTAATTACCGTCAAACCGATTATATTAACTGTATTAATGAAAGCATTTCTATATCTTTCATTATCCATAATTAACTTACCTATCGGGCGAATATCTTGCCCCTGTACTGGCAAATCGATTTCAGCTGATAAAATAGGATTCTGATTGATTATGTAACTTAATAACTCTGTATTGCTTGATACTTTTAATACGTTTTTTTTTGGCATTTTTTAAATCTCCTTTACATCTATTATTTCATCTTTGTTTTCTGTGATATCTTCTTCAATATCTTTCTTTACTTCACCTGACATGAAGCGTTCTTTATATCTTGCCTTAAGTTCTTCGGCTTCGGCTTCAAGAGTTGCTATTTCAGCTTCCATTCCTTTTTTCTCTGCTTCATATCGTGCTTTGTATTCTTCGTTGACATCTTCACTCCAACTATCCGTAATATCTTCCATGAAAGATATTTTTTCATCATCTGAAAGTGAACTTTCATTCACTTTTTTGATTAATTCTTCTTTGCTAATTACTGCCATTTTTTAACTCCTCTCATTAACTATTAGCTGTGCGGCTTCGTATTCTTCTAATGTATAGCCGTCCTGTACTACTCTTTCAGCTCTTATATCTCTGCCATTGCCGTAGTCGCCATTTTCTAACTTATCAGCCAGTTCTTCGATACGACCACTGTTGTCGGTTTCTTCTGCGGTGTCCTCACCTCTTAATAGTGCTAAACAATAATCATTGAATACTGTTAAGTTGTTAGTTTCTGTAATGTTAATTAATTTGTCAGAATATGTCGGGTCAGTGGCATATCCGCAGTTATAAATTTCCTTACATTCTTCGACACAATCAACGGCTTTTGTAGCGGCTCTGTATCGGTCATTTTGCATTAAGTCATAAAATCCCTGTATTGCTGCTGCGGTGTTTGGATAACATTTAAAACTATCCTTCATATTGATATAGGTACCATCAATATACTCTGTTGTATCAGATACGAAACCATCGCCTTTAATACCAAACAGTGTTTTAGCGTTAATATTCCATCCACTTTCAAGTGCGGCTTGCGCTATACACGTCGATGGATATATTACATGTTCGCCACGTGTCATACGCTTAATGTATTCATTACATACAAGTGGCGCAATCTCATTAACAAAGCGGTCAACATGTTCTCTTCCAGTGTTTATAATTGGAAACTCCATTTTTAATCATCTCCTTTTAAGATATCATTCACTTTTCGATTAAGTAAATCAATCGAATTTTTAATCACGCTCGGTATAGGTATTCCCATCAAGCCAGTTGATTCGATGATACTTAATATTTCCTCGGCAATTAATGTTACCTCACATGCGTACATTATATAATTAATGTTAAGTGTAACATCAATCTGATGTGCTACTGCGACTATAAGAAGTATACCTATTTTTTTAAACACTCCTTTTCGCATTTCATTACTACTAAGTCCGCCAGTTTCGGTTTTAGGACTTCGCTTAAAGATTGCCGCTGTAATTAATCCGCAGATTAAGTCTATTAATATTAATATTAATAGTGTTTTTAGTTCGTCATTAACCGACCCATACAAAGCGGTAATAAAGCCAGTCCATGAAAAACCGACTGCTGCCGTTATTAATCTTTTTAGTTTAATCATTATCAACTCCTTTTTCTTTATTATTATTTATAATTAACACTAACAGAGTGATGTGTCAATCTATTAGTGGAATTTTAATGTTATATTATAACTAATATCATATAATGCTGTTAAATAGTCTGTAAATTGCTATATCATCAAGTAGCTCAGAATATGTATATGCACTAAAACAACCGCCTTTTTTTAAATAGACTATGTATATATAACGTGTATACAAAAATGAATTTTTGTATCGTACTATTACCATATCCTTTAACTCAATTATTTTGCTAATTCTTTCTACAATTTCATTCTTTAAAAGATTCATATTAGTGTACCTCACTTTCTAATCTATCAATTACTTTCTGATAATGTATTAGCTCTAAAGACACTAACCCAACCATTCCAAGTTCTTTTAAACTTCTTAACTTGGTATTTGTAATTTTCTCTATATAATCTAATTGCTATATATTTGTTATTGTTGAAATTAAATTCCTTGTTTGCATGTATTTTCATCTCATTCACCTTTTCCCTTTCATCTTATCTAAAAATTCATTGCCATTGTCTTTCGACACCATTATATTAACACAAGTGTATATGTAAGTGGTGTACAAACTGTAAACAATTTATGAACAAATTATGAACACGATTGTTAACAAATATTAACGTGTTGCATATTATAGAAGTAATGCAATTTTGAATAAATCGGACATTGTGATTTTAGATTTAATGCTTTAACGCTTTAATGCTTTAGTATGTTAAAGTGATTTAATTTTTGAATAAATCGGACATGATGTACAACTAACATGTTAGTTTTCATCTGACTGACATGTTAGTGTCGCGACTGACATGTTAGTTTTGTGCTACTGACATGTTAGTTTTCATCTGACTGACATGTTAGTGTCGCGACTGACATGTTAGTTT